CTAGGCCACCTAAGAGGCTCCGAGCCTGAAGGAAACACCGGCAGATTAATACCTGGGCGGCCTCCAGGCACACCACCCGGGTCGAGGACTATGCTTAAATCAGGCATTTGTTTGGTTAGCTTAGGTTACTATTGAGGTGAGCTAAAGAGGCCCGGGCTGGCTAGTTTTTCTTGGCAGGCGCAGGCCTAGGCATTTTAGCGGCTATGGCTGAAGGCAGGTTGGCCATTTGCTTTTGCAAGAAATCAATTTGCCTACTGATTACCGAAGCGGTTTGGCCAATTGCTGTTAGCCGATCAATTACTATAGGCATCCCATTTGCTACTTGACCTACCACTCCACCCACATTCTGAAGCCCTTGGTTGGTTCCTTCAGCAGCTGATTGGACACCACCTAAAGTATCCAATTGACTTTGGTTGGCCTGGTCATTTCTTTGGCTGGCTGCTTGCTGGCTGGTCCGACCTTCATTCTGGCCTCTAGTAGATTCTCGAGTGGCCTCCTCCTGCCTTTTAGAAACCTCCTCGCGTTGGGTACTGGCAGCCTGGGCTTGGCTTTCGGTGATTCTGTTGTACTCTTCAGCTGTTAGCTGGTTGTCATATCTTGCTTGCCCAAATCCACCAGCTGTGCCACCCGTTTGACCATCCTCGCGAGCTCTAGATACGGCCTGGCGTTCCAAGTCATTTGCAGATGGCCCAGCCACTCTAGAAAGAATCTCTTGAAGCTGCTGTTCAAGCTGGGTCGAGTTGATAGCCCTGTCTATGCCTTGACCCTGCAAGTTGGTAGCCTGATTTTTCAGATCACCTTGAGTTTGGAGTGAACGATCTTGACGCTCTAAGTTTGCCCTCTCGTTTTGACTTAAACCGCCACCATCCAGCTTGCCGGCAATAGCTTCCCGCTGGCCCTGAATTTCAAGCTGGGCTATCTGGTTTGCAATTGCAAGCTGTTCTTTGTCTATTTGCAGCTGCTGAATTTTGAGCTCTAACTTGCGCTTTTCAATGTTTGCTTGAACTTGTGCAATAGCCTCGGCAGCCTGGTCTATAGTCAGATTTTGGCCGGTGATCTGGTTGGCTAATTCAAGCAGACTTTTGCGCTGGTCAAGGCTTCCATTCTGGTCTGCCAACGCAGCACCAATGCGGCCCAGAATTGAACTCTGTGCATCTAAGGCGGTGGCCTCGTTATCCAGGGCAAGCTTTCGATTGTCAGCACGCTCCATGGATGCTTGATGGTAGCTTATTTCAGCCTTGTTAAGAGCCTGAAGGTGAGCCATCTGTTCATCGTGGGCAGCTTTTTCAAGTGCCTGCAAATCCACCACATGGCTGGTTTCTAGTTGTGCCAACTGCGTGACAATGGCTTGACGCTCAGCCGAGTTTTCTGCGGCGTCATTTTTAGCAGCCTCAAGCAAGCTTTTTTCTAGATTATAGGCCTCAACAATAATGCCCTTGCGTTGATGATAAGACTCTGAAACAGAAGCTCCAGATTCAGCTAAAGTTCGCTCAAGATTGGCCTTAGATTCTGCTAGCTTGTCACGCAAAAAGCCATTGTAAGACTCCTCAAGTTGCTTGTTGGTGTCTATCCTAACTTTGTTGGATGCCACCATCTTGCTTTGAATTTCAATCTCAATATCGAGACGCTCGTTGGCAGTTGTTCCACTCTGGTTTTTCAAGTCCTCTAGAAGTGCAATTTGCTTGCGGGTGGTTTCTTCTTCAATCTCCAGCCGTTTCCTTGCCTGGTCAGCCTCAGAGCCACCTGAAACGCTTGCTAATGCGTTTGCTTTTTGACTATCTAAACGGCTTACAGCTGACTCAATAGCTTTGGCGTACTCATCATAAGCTTTGGCTGCATCTTCGGCTGACTGAGCAGAGTCATCAGTAGCACCTCCAAGCTCCTCAGTAGAAGCCTTAGCACCTGCTTGCTTTCTTTCAAGGGCTGCAATTGTTTGTGTGAGTGTGCCATTGCCCTCGTCTGCTTGCTTTAAGAGGCTAAGCCATTTGTCATATTCTTCATCTGGAATTGCTTCTCCTGTTTCCTGAATTCGAATGCCCAGAGTGGTTGCTTTTTGAGCCAGCAAATCAGTTTCTTGAAGCAACCCTTGAAGCCTGAGGTTTTCAAGCTCAATCTTCATATTGTTCATGTGCTTGTTGAGAGCCATAATTGCGCCACCCAACACCACAAATGGGCCAGCAGCAATCGCAGCTTTACCTAGCAAAGCAGTCAGGCCAATGTTGGCTTGTGCTAAGAATCCAATGTAGGCTTGAGTGGTAACAATTAGCCCCTTCATAGCAGGAATGAGAGTGCCTGTAAAAAGGCCAGAAAGCAAAGCTATAGTTTTTACTAAGCTGCCATACTGAGCCACCATGATTAGCACAGCGCCATTGAGAGTTAAGGTTACTCCCACAACAGCAGTCATTGCGCCGGCAAGCTGAAGCGCTTCAGGACTTGCAGAAGCCAACAAAGAAGCAAGGCTAGCAACCATCTTGATAAACGGCTCAAAGGCAATAATCACGCCCTGGCCCATTTGAATTAGGCTGCCCTGGAGCAAGTTCATTGAGTTGGTTACACGCTGATTTATAGTATCAGCAGTTAGCCCATAAGCTTTATCTAAAGCACCCAGTCCATCAATTTGGTTTTGGTATGCAACTTCCAGCCCGTCTAAGTTGTCAACCAAGACAGCAATAGAAGCTCTTGCTTCTGTGCTTTCAAACATTTTGGCAAGAGTATCTGGGAGCATTTCCCCAGAGTCAACCATTTGATGAAGGATGCCATCAAGGCCTTGGGTTTGCAAAGTTACGGCATCAAACTGGATGCCCATCCGCTCAGCTTCAGCCGTGGCCATTGCAGACGGCTTTTGAACGTTTGAAATTGCCTGACTCAGGTTAGTAAATGCACTAGCTGCTGGAATACCCTTAGCAGTAGTCAAAGCAATCATTGCGTTGCCTTGTTCAATGCTAACCCCTGCAACCTTATAGCTGGCTGCAACTCTACCAATACTAGAGGCATACTCGTCTGCGGTAATTACGCCATCAAGCTGGGTCTGAAGCATAAGGTTGATAACTTTATCAAACTTTTCAGCTTCTGTCAGGTTTTCTCCCAGCGCATCACCATATGCATTAACCACCGACACAGCAGCTTTAGACACACTTGAAAGATCTGACTGGCCAGCAATAGCTGCTTTTTGGCTACTTACCAGCGCCTGAATAACAGCATCCTGGTCTTTTATACCGGCTGACAAAATATCATAAGAAGCCACAGCTGCTTCTTGAACATTGATGGCGCCGTTGAGTTGGCCTTGGGCTTCAAACAAAGCCGCAGAAAATTCTTCAGTGCTGCCTGTGGCTTCTGTAGAAACTGTGGCAACGTTAGCCATAGCAGTTTCATAATCAGCAGCCAGCTTAGCAGTGCCAGTTGAAAAAGCTACCAGAGCTGCACCAGTTAAGCCAGCAGCTTTGCCTAAGTCTTCAATGGCAGATTGGGTTTCTTTGTCGCCCTCAATATCAATAAGGATCTGGTATATACTTTTGGACATTTGAAAGCCACCTCATAGCTAACTAAAAGGTGGCGTTAAAAGGCCTAGGCTTCGTCGTCTTCAAGAGCCTCGTCTAGTATCTTTTCATCTTCCTCCGTGAATTCAGAGTCTGCAGGTTGGTCTTCGTATTCGTACATGTCCATTTGATTGCCTCACTAAATAGTGGTGTGCATATATATTATACTCAAGCAAGCTGCCTTACATCAGCCCAGTCGGGAATACTGTTGGGACTTCATAAGTAAGCTCTTCAGCTTCTCCTTTGACCACTCTGGCCTCGTCGCGGTAGTGGCGAGTGTATATCAAATACCTAACAGCATCTGGATAGTGATCCTCTGCCTTAACTGGTTCATCTTTGAAGTCTCCATCAGAACCAGGCTTCCAAGTATACCCTGAAAACTCAGCCCAAATCAGATCAAAGTCTGTGCAGCTATCAAGTATCAACAAGCGATTTTGATTGATAAACCGGCTGGTGACGTTGATGCCTGCGTTAACTGAGTTCTTTGCGTTCTTTACAAAGCTGCTGCCCAGAGTCTTTTTGGCGGTCTTTTTAATGCCTGGTTGGTCATGGGGCAAGTAAGCATATTTAGCATTCCACTTAGCCTTTAGTTTCTCAAGAGCCAGCACTAAATCGTCTCCAGTAGCATTTTTCTGGCTCCAAGCATCCACCATTACGTAGGCATTAACAACATGGTCTCCTTGCAAGAATCGGTGGTGACTTAAGACTGCCAGGCGTGGGTTGTGAAAGCCAAAGTCACCTCCTATAAAGTGGCCCAAGCTAACTCCCCAAAACGCAGGAACTTTAGACACCACATGGGCATTTTTGTCCATTTCATAAATAGCACCCTCAAGCGCCACCCAAAGTCCAAGCAAATTGCGCTGCCCAAATGGGGTTAGGCTATCCATCATGTGAAGCCCATTTGGGTTAACTTCTCCTGCTCTCACACGCCTAACCTGTTCAATTACCCACTCCCTAGTTACGCCTGGACGAACATACGCCGAAAGGTTGTTTACCAAGTAAACTTCAGGCAGGTTTGGGTTGCTTATGCTGTTGCTGTTATAAGTCACATGCCCGGGCTGTGGCTCACTAACAAACCTCTTGTATAAGTAGTGGCCGGTGCTTTTAGGGTTGCAAGCCAAAACCACCTGACGGATTCCAATAGTCTTTTGAACATACTCTTTAATGTTATCAGGCAACTCACCAAAGTTGTTTGGCAAAACAAGACTACCTGAAAGCCGGCCTTGAATCATGCCCAAGCTTTCTTCAGACAGCTCTGAGGCCTCGTCTATTAAGCCAAAGGTAAGCTCAATGCTTCCCAGTCTGTCAGGTGAGTCTGCTCCAATAAAACTTATAGAGGAGCCGTTAAGAAGCTCCATTTGCAAGAAAGTATTTGACCAACTTTTGACCCAGCTGGGATGAATTAACTCCAGCATAGTTACTAGGGTACTTTTTCGAAGGCTGGCTAAGTAAGCTCTAAGAATACCCACCTTGCTATTGGGAAAAAACATTGCATGCCTAATAGCCATCCTGGCGCCAATCTCAGACTTACCAGAACGATACGCCCCTGATAAGAGTATGAAGCTATTTTGAAAGTCGGAAAATGCTTCAAGTTGGCCTGGTGAATAGGCCCCAGTAGACCACCTATCAAAACCTTTGCCAATCAGACTCTCGTACCGCATGTTGTTTCTCCCTAGTATGCTAATTCTAAGAAGCCTAAGATTGGCCTAGGGTTGCTTTCAATACCCAGGGCCGCTGTTGAGTCACTCTAAAGTGTACCCACCACACCGCCCAGGCAACCAGATGCCAACCACTACACAACAATCAGACATCTTTGAAGCCCTGAAGCGCAAAGTTTACCAAGCCCTCAGCGAAGAAGTAATTGACCCAGAAACGGGGGAATCTTCAAGCATCCACCCTCGTGACTTGGCTGCCCTGGGTAACCTTGTGTTGCGCCTGCAAGAGCGTGAGGATAAGCAGATAGAAGCCTCTGAGCACAAGTCTGGCACCCTAAGCAATGTGGTGGCGTTTCCGGCTTTGCCTTCAGTAGTCAACAAGCTAGCCTAGGTTACTTATGATAAGCCAACAAAGCATAATAAAAGAGTCCCACAGAAACAAGCTTAATCAAATGACTGTTACCCAACTAGCCCAAGCCGCTTCTGAATTTGTTACCGGCTACACTCGGACTATCACGCAAGTGCCTGTTATCCGTGCATCTGAAGATACCAGCGATCAAGCCATCCAAGCTATCCTCAACCGCTACTAACGATGAAAAATTGGCAAGCCTCAGGACAGCCTCAGATGAAGTCCCCGCGGACTCCTCAGGCTGTCCGCCGTAAGCGAAAGCAACTCAAATTACTTGTTAAAAATCAAAAACCCAACCCAGTCAAATGGGTTTGTTTTTTTTTTTTTTTAGTATGCTCAGGCAATCCACGGCGGACAAGAAGGCTTGCCAATTGATTGGCCTTTAGTAACTTATAGGCAGCCAACTAAGATGCCTCCGTGGCTGCCGTGAATTAACCCTAGGCTGCCAGTGAAGCAAACTAAAAAGCCAGTGAGTATTACTAGGTTAACTCACTGGCTTATTGGTTTGGCTGCCTAGGCTATTTAATGCTAAACTGAGCTGGCTACGTACTTTGTCCAGCATTTGTGATGTTTAGCTTTGCCATGGTGCACTTGGCTCATTCCAGGTTGTCTTACGTCTTGCTCTCTACAAAACTTGGCAAGGTTGTTACAGCTATGCAGCTCACCTGAGGGGCTTAAAAATGCATATTTTGCTTTAACTGGGGCTCGCTCACCTATTACTCTGGCATTCAATGTGCTTGTTGGGTTTGCGTTTCTATAAGCCACAATTAGCCTATTTTCTTCTGCCAATGCCAACTCTTTAGTTGGGAAAGTTTTCAGAACAGTTTTCCTATAAGCAAACTTATTTTTGAAACTCTTGTTGGGCTCGGGTGAACTAACATACTTGGTATTTCTATTGGGCAAGCTGTCACAAGACTTTACTCCATAGCCTACTGAGCCATCTAAAAAGTTAACCAAGTACACATAGTAAGGTTTAGCGCTCATGGGTAGTTCCAAAGTATGCTTTTGCTTGTCTACTTAATTATACCAGAAAGCCTACCCTTAAGTTAATCAAGGGCAGGCTTAAAGGTTTAATAGGCTTAAGTCTAGCTTGCTATCTCTAATCTCGTTTGCCCATCGGTCATCAGCGTAGGCTTGAGTTCTACTTTCATCGCCGAGGAATGAAACCCAGCTCTCAATAGAAAGATGCCGCATAATCCTAGACAGCGGCCAAGTAGCGCAAGTAGATTCTCCACCCAATTTTGAGTAGGCGTAGATACGAGCAACATCCGTTTCAGAAGGGCTAGGGCAGTCGGGAAAGTCAACAGCCAGGTCTTGCCCAGTGGAGACTGGCTTTGCAGCTTTGGGTAGGTTTGGTGAAGCTGAAACAGTAAGCCCTCCTTGCCTTCATAAGAAAGCAGCAAAGCTTCTAGTTGGCTCAATCGGAGAAGCTCAGGATGCTCGATGCCAACTTCTTGTAGGCACTCAGTTATAAGACTCCTAAAGGGCTGGTTGAAAGTCCACGAGTTTAGGAAGTCGTCTTTCCCACCTAGCTGCATGGCCAAAGACCACTTTTGGTAGAAAGCCTCAAATGCGTTAAGGGGCAACTCTGAGACTACTATTGAATCACCGGCGGGTGGCTTGATAACTAACAAAGACTCTCGCCCTTGAAAGCCCAATTGGTCGTCTGATACCTGAAATATGGTCATGGCTTTTAGTATGCTTAAAGGATGCTAATATGCCTACCTAAAGTTTCCCTTAGGTAGGCTTTTTGTTGAACTTAGAGACGTTTGATGGTCGCGAAATTCCCTGCAGGATCACGAAGAGCCTTAGCAACCAGCGCAGCAGAAGCTGCTTCAGTACCAACAGCAAGCTCCAGGTTGGCATCAATGATTGCCCGATTCACTTGGATCAGAAGCGTATCCGGACAGCCGTTGAAACGCCCGTAAATGCCAACTTCACCCAGCTTAACACCAGACCCTAGCGCAATCTCGTTGTTGGTTCCTGAGGCTGCCACAGTATAGCTGATGGTCACTTTCAGGCCTGCAGTCACTCCTTCAATTTCCAGAGAGCCAGAGGTGAAGGTGGTTTCATACTGGATGCCGTCAACATCTGAGGCCAAAATATCTGCGCCAGCCAGAGGAGTCCAATCAACTGCCAGGGTAGCCGTGCCGGTAGTAATCACGGCGGCGGTTAGCACTTGCGAATAAGTGATCTGACTGCCAACAGTTGAGTCGCGTGCCAGCGTGTTGGTGGCTGCTTGAAGAAATGACCAGGCGAGGTTTTTGGAGTTGAATTCAACAGAGCATTCGTGGCGGTAAGGACACGCTTCAGACGCCCCTTTCATCCCGTCTTGGCCAAAGGTTTCAACCAGCAGACTCTCACTCATGTACTTAAAATTGGCACCCTCAATCTTATCCTGAAAAGGCAAGGCAGAAGCTACGCCTGCTTTGTCAAACTTGATGATGCCTTCGATAAATCCAGTAATCAGGCCCATACTTTAATTCAGGCCTACAGACCTGCCTATAGTGTTCTATCGTTGATTAAGGCTGCTTTTAGCGGCCCGGGCTACCTGAGTCGTTCAGTAAGCTTTTTGAAGCCGGCCAGTATAGGCCCACCCACTGGCTTGATGTCATCTAGGTTTACTGAGCCCGCACGTGAACCTTCAGTGGCCAGGCCAGCAAAGCCTAGTGCTGGCTTTCCTTCTCGCTTGTACTTTCTAGACAGCAAAAAGGCAAACGTTGTGGCCTCCTTGGGGCCGCTTGTAATTCCCTTTCTGCCTGCCCACTTGGCCACTTCTAGTTGGCCTTTAGCACTAATGCCTGTGCCAGGTTTACGGCCCAACTCAAGAGGCAAAAAGTAAACCTTAGACTGACCTACAACAGCCTGAGGCTTGCTTTCGGTAGCTGGCTTGTAAACCCAACCTTGCCTCAAACCACCACGATCGCCAGGAGTGGCCTCCACCAACTTTGTTTCTAGGTTGGCAGCCTCTTGGTTTACAATGGCAAGCAGTTCAGCTTTAGAGCGCTTGTAAAACTTGGATGGCTCTTGACCTGAAAATTTAACAGTTGCCATCTTAAAGCATGCCTAAAGTTTAACGTGCAAATTGGATAGCCAACTGAAATGTAATTGCGGTCCTGAATCCACTTGTTTGAGTGATTCCAGATTGGTTGGCATACGAGTCTGGAATTTCTATTTGAACAGGGCCTGGCATGCTTAAAACGCCTAGGCCATTAATACAAGGCTGAGGGTAATAGTAGTTGGCTTCAATGGCTTCAAGTATGGCTGCCACTTGATTGTCTAGGCCTGCTAGGGATAAGCTTGCAACGCCTATGCCAACTAACCACAAAGACTCAGTAGATTGCCCATAGGTTATTTCAGACAGCTGAAAGTAGCCCTTAGGTGAATCTGTGGGCAGCATGGAGAATTGTAAGGTGTCCCATACTTGCACGCCCAAAGTAGACTTTAGAAAAGCCTCTAGGTTGGCCTTAAGTTGAACTAAACTGGTCATTTGTTGGTTCCATAAATGAGGGCCTTTGGCCTCTTCGACCAGTGCCACGGCCAGGGTTTGGTCTAGGGTGACCGTGAGAAATTTCAAAGCCAACCGCAGGCATTTGCAATGGTGTACAAATGCCAAACAAAATTGCTAAAGTAATCATTCAAGTCCTCTCATAGCTTCTTCTAAAGTTTGCTCACGCCCTTCAGTAAACTCTAAGGCTACTGGAAAGTCTTTAGGTGGGATGGCCTTAATCTTGAATAAAGCAAGGTTGCTTGCTATGCTGTGCCAGGTGTCTCCTTTTTGCATGGAATCGGTGAGCAGTGAAGCCGGTAGCACCAACTCGCCTGCCAAAGTAGTTTGAGCACTCAAGCCCAACCCAATTGGCAGCTTGGCAATCATACTATCTAGCTCGGCCTGAGTTGGCACCATCAGAAAAAAGCCAAGCAGCCAGCCCCGTTGCTCTGGGGTGAATCCCTGGGGGCCAGAGCGCAACTGATAGCCCAACAGTTCGAGGGCTTCGGCATCCAGCTCAGCAAAGCTCAGCCCAGGATTAGTTAAGAGATGGGCGCGGAGTTCTGTAGGTGTCATAGTGTCACTCCTAATGCGGTCATCAGCGTATTTGTGGCGGCGCGAAAGGCGATGGGGTCAGGCATTGCGTCTCCCCAGCCCAAAAGCTGCATTCTTCTGTCGCTTGGAAATGTTGGCCTACCAAAAAATTGAACGAAGCCTGTTGGGACTTCTACTGATGCCGAAGTCACTATAGAAGAAGCATCTGCGGTGTAGTAAGTGAAAGAATCTGCTATCGTCCGCACAAAACCCCCAAAACCATTGGATTTAGCTGAGGTCAGTATTGCAGTATTAAAAGCGCTACGAACATAAACCAAAGTTTGCTCACCTATCTGAATGCTACCTGAGTCACCAGAAGCACTAACGTCAGTCCCAGTGCTGGTGGTATGCAACGTTGAACCGTAGGAAGCAACTGAATGGTTGTTTAGCTGGCTTGATAAAAACGCAATCCCGCAGTCGATAGTAGAAGATAAGTCACCTTGTAAACCCCCAGAGCTATGCCGCCCCGCTACAAAGCCGACATTTGTTGGCAGTGCAGCAGCCCGAGACTTGATTGGCACGAA